ATCGCGACCGACATTTTTTGTTGACTTTTCCCAACTATTGATTTATAATGACATATAACTTGGAGTTTATATAATGAAGTTAAATCCTAAGACCGTTTCTATTCTAAAGAACTTTTCAACAATCAATCCGTCGATCCTGATCAAGCCTGGTTCTACTTTAAAGACTATTTCACCGACAAAGACGGTGATGGCCATGGCAGAGATTCCAGATACTTTTGATAACATGTTTGCAATCTATAATTTGTCTCAATTTCTAGCTTGTATTTCAATGTTTAATAATCCGGAATTGGAATTTTCTTCCTCATCAGTTTCTGTTTCGGATGGAAATCGGTCGATTGTATATCATTATGCGGATCCTTCAGTTGTTCTGGCGCCACCTGATAAGGATATTGTTCTTCCTTCTAAGGATGCCAAGTTCCGTCTTGAGAATAAGGATATTCAAGATGTAACAAAGGCTCTTGGTATTCTTGGCTTGCCAGAACTTGCCGTTACAGGTGATGGGACCAATATTATTCTTCAGGCAGTTGATTCCAAGAATCAATCGACAAATCATTATTCTATTATTGTTGGTGAGACCAGTAAGGTTTTTCGTGCCATTTTCAAGGCGGAAAACCTTAAGATGACTGCAGGTGATTATGATGTGACACTATCCTCAAAGGGTATTTCATACTTTCAAGGTATTGAGGCTTCATACTATATTGCTATTGAGGCTTCTTCTACTTTCTAATTTGATTTTTTATATTATGGGAATATGTGATGTTAGAAGATTTTTTGTTTGTAGAAAAGTATCGGCCGCGTACTATCGACGACTGTATTCTTCCCGATGATCTAAAGACCACATTCAAGCAATTTATTGCTCAGGATAATGTTCCTAACCTTATTCTCAGTGGTTCGGCAGGCATTGGCAAGACTACAGTTGCTCGAGCACTTCTTGAGGAACTAGGTTCTGATTATATTATCATTAATGGTTCATTGAATGGTAATATTGATACACTCAGAAATGAAATTCTTAATTTTGTGTCTGCTGTATCATTTACAGGAAAGCGGAAATATGTCATTCTAGATGAGGCAGATTATCTGAATGCCAATTCAACTCAACCAGCACTTCGTAATTTTATGGAGGAATTTTCCAAGAATGCCGGTTTTATTCTAACTTGTAATTTTAAACAGAGGATCATTCAACCGCTACATTCACGGTGTGCTGTTATTGATTTTAAAATTTCTAGCAAGGATTCTGCTAAACTTGCTTCTCAATTCCTTAAGCGTGCCCAATATATTCTTACAACCGAGAATATCAAGTTTGACCGTCAGGTACTTGCGGCAGTCATTGAAAAGTACTATCCAGACTGGCGCCGAGTTCTTAATGAACTACAACGCTATTCTGCAACAGGTCAAATCGACACGGGTATCCTTACCAATTTCCAGGAAATTCCTATTACAGAGCTATTCAAGCTCCTAAAGGAAAAGGAATTTGATAAACTTCGGAAATGGCTTACAGAGAATTCGGATATTGATCAGAATGAAGTATTCCGATCCATGTATGATATTTGTGATAAGTATATTGCAAAAGCATCCATTCCTGTCCTTATCCTTCTCATTGCCGAATACCAATACAAAGGTAGTTTTGTAGCCAATATAGAACTAAATTTGCTAGCATTTCTAATTGAGATAATGCGCGAGGTGCAATTCGTATGATTTCCACCTTATTTGGAAAGGTAAACAAAGAAGTCGAGGAAAAGAGCACCGATCGAAAGGTCGGTGTCTTCGACATGATTAATTCTATTACAACTACAAAAAATTATATGTTTGATGATGAAACCGCAAAGGAATATGCGCCATGGATTGTGAATAAATCACTTTCTGCTTTTCCTGAATTACTCTACCATGTCGATAGAATGAACACATTCTCACATCTATCACCCAAGATGCAGTATGACTATTATTTTCATGCTGTTCCCAAAAATAAGAGATACAAGAAGTGGCTTAAAAAGGAAAAGAACCCCGAGGAAAAATATATTGCTATACTCTCGGAAAAACTAAATTATTCCTATAGGAAAGCCGAAACTGCCTGGTCTCTCATGAGCAAGGAACAAAAGAAACAGTTTGTTGATACATATATCGACAAGAATAAAAAATAATAAATAAGGTATATTATCAATGAGGGTTTACGAGTATGAGTATTGTAGATACATTTTTGGAGGTGAAGTTAGCTAACGAAGAAGATTTTCTTAAAATTAAGGAAACATTAACACGTATTGGTGTTGTATCAAAGAAAGAAAAGAAACTTTATCAATCCTGTCACATTCTTCATAAGCAGGGCCGCTACTTCATAACACATTTTAAAGAATTATTTGCATTAGATGGTAAGTCGACTGATTTCTCTGAGGAAGATCAAGGAAGACGTAATACCATTGCCTCTCTCTTAGAAGAATGGAAATTATTTGAAATTATGAATAAGGAAAAGTTTCAAGAACCTAGAGCATCTTTAAATCAAATCAAGGTTCTTACTTACAAAGAAAAAAGTGAATATGAATTGGTATCAAAATATACCTTGGGGAAAAAGAGAACGTAATGGATGTTTAGATTCTTTAGAAAAAAGAAAAAGAATACTGCTGAAGAGAAGCTGGATCAAATATCCAAGCTTCTCTTTCCACATTATGAAACACAAAAGGATGATCAAGGAAGAGTCTTTGTAGTTGATTATTCCGTTGATAGTAATATTTTTGCTGCTCTAATGGATCTTCAAGATGGGAATAATGATCCCATAGTTCATGATATACTTGACCATTGCAATAAGCAACCTTATGGAAGCAAGAGAAATTCTAGATGCTTATTCAATTCTAAACAAAAAAGCCGAGTATGTCATTGTTGACCACCATGGATCAAACAAGGAAATACTCGGATGAGTGAGGATTTAGCACGAAAGCTTACATTTGCTATCGAGAAAATGATAGACGAGAGACTTCTTCTAGAAGAAGACAAGAGTTACTATGATTACAGAAGTTACAACAAACGATATAATAATAACTATAAACCTGCGGTCGACAACGTGAAGGATATCATTCACCTAATAATGAATAGTCACTCCCATCGTTAGTATATACAACTTTTTTGATATTAAAAGTTGCTATAGCTTTCATACAACCTGAACAAGGTTTTGAAAGACCCCAACCAATCTTACCGCCAATAAGTTTAATTCTACATACGTATAAAGTACTTTTTCTAAAATCCTCAACGTCTATGGATTTAAGAGAATTATAGATACAATTGGTCTCAGCATGAAGATAAATTGCTTCTTCGTGATGGGAAAATTTAGCATGAAATGGATGACTTTTCATCTGATTCATACCAAATGCTTGTATCATCCCTTTATAAACAAGGCAAGCACAAACTCTTGCATTGGCAGCTCTTTCTATTGAAGATGCTGCCTTTGCAAGAGTGTTTAGATAGTATCTATGTTTATCCATTAATCTTGTTTGTGCTTATAACAAGTGTAGCGATACCTAGCATCGGTAGGAAATCCACAACTTGCTTCCTCCAGACAACCTGGTTCATCACAAATACCATTCATATCGTCAGCAATAAAGCCTTCCTTTTTCATTATCTTCCGGAATTCTTCATCTACTGTCTGATAAGGGCCAGAGCAATACCAATCCATGTAATCACCTTGACCACGAATTTCTGCTATTATTATCCCTGCAGCACGAAAAGAGTATGAGCATATTATCAACTGTTGACTTTTTATATAATACCAATCAACATTGGCCAAAGATGACCAAATACGAGTGCACAATGCTTCATCAGTTTTCATGCGCTCACCCAGGTACTTGCTTATAGTATCTTCAAAGTGATCGTATATAGTTTCTTGAGTAACAGTCACTGCTTTGCACCTTTGTTTTATCCATATTGCATATCAATTATAGCGCCATTCTTATCAATGGCTCTGGCTTTCTTAGTCTTAGACGCTAATTGTGTTTTAAGAGCATTAAGAAGCCCCTGC